CCATCGCTTTAGTGCGAACGCCAGCGACAACAGTTGTACCACGCTTTAAAACTAATTCACGACCACTTGATGCCGCCATAATATTACTCCTTTTCTACAATTAATCTGAACCTCTGAACCCCATGTCTAGTAAGCCCATCAGGATCAACTAATGTTTCTGAGTATTCGCTTACCATTAAGACTGAATGATACCCAGTAATAATTAAATTTGAAAGATGCAATGCATTATATATTGCACCCTGTATTTCTTTGACTTCTTTACGGCCTCGGTATCTGCTCCAAGAATGGATCGTTAAGGTGGCTTCTTTACCTTGACTATTATCAGTATCCCAATCAATAGCAGTATCATCTCCGATGGTTACATATGGAAATACGCTGTCGTTTCCTGAATCAACTGCCTCGGGCACATTATCATATATTGCTGAATAGTTTTTGTTTTGAACATCCTTAGCCAATAAAGCAGATAAGTTAGTGTCTGCTCTCAATTTGGCGTATATGCTCTTTTGGATTTCGTATTCTGCGCTCATTTATTTCCAGCCTTTGAAATTGCGGTCTTGATTGCTTCTTTCATTCTATTGGTAAAGCTCTTGCGCTCTTGCTCTAAAGCAGGAAACATAAAGGGCCTTGGGCTAATATTACGAGTGCCAAACTCTAGCCATGAGGCATATTGAGCAAAAGCACCAATGGTTGCCTCTAGCTTACCAATGCTTGCGCTAATACTGCCTACTAAGCGGCCTGTATCGTTTCTAGGAGGGTTGCCTGCGCTAGAAGCGGTATGGGTAATTGATCCACGCTGATAGGTTCTGCCAGTTGCAGGAGTATTTTTGATACTTCTGATGGCGTTATTCCTAATATTCTGCGCAGAGGAATTCACAATATCTTGAAGCCCTTGGATAGTTTCAGCATCAAATGATTTAATTTTACGGCTAAGCTCAGATGCGCCTTGAACTTTGGCGGTGGCTTTCATGTTGCCACTCCGCTTTCAAGCGTTAAATCCAGCCATTTATTAGCGAATTCTAAATTATCTACAGAGCGAATTTGATATGCTAATCCTCTAAATACAATGCGATTAACAGCACTAACATCAGCACGATAGCGGATAGTAGCTTTAAAGTTTGCGGTTGCTGTAAGTCGATCATTCTGATAACGTTCTCCACCGCCTGTTTGTCTTAATGCGGCCCATACTGATTGGATTGTTCTCCAAGTGCGAGTTTGCCCGCCTGAACCATCTTCAACTATTACAAGCTCTTGAAGCGCAATGCGGTTCTTTAATTTGCCAGCAGTTATATCGCAACATTTCATAGCTTAGTCATTACTCTGTAAGGTTGTAATGCCATGCCTGCTCCTGAGGCTGAAATGGCCTCTGCGGGCGTACATTCGCCACGATGCTCATATAGGTAGCCTGCGACCTGCAAAATGCCTAGGCGGATGCCATAAGGCACATCCTCGGTATCTGTTCCGTAGCCAGTCGTATAAACAACTTTAAGCCTGTTATTGGTAGATACGCATACACCATCTGTAAACTTTAAGCGTGCGGGTGTGGAATATTGGTCAACAATATAATCGGTACTCGGCACTAAAGTTTCAACTCCATATTCATCAATAGTATGCACGCTATCAATAGTTGTAATACTTGAATATGGCAACTCAATCCACTTTTGAAAATCAATATTAGAAGGCGCAATGCCTTTAGTAATTGTGCCGACAAATGGATAACCATCGGTAACAAAAGTAAATTGTTGCTCAATCAATGCCAGCGATAAATAGGAAATAACAGCGTGGTTAGCCGTATCTAGATAAATCTGAAGGTTCTCGCAATCAGTTTCATCAAGGCGCAAAAAGTCTTTTAAATCTTGCTCTGTACTAGGGCAAGTTGTTACGCCTGCTTTAATCGCATAATGGTTGTTCATCATTCACCTTTGGCGGTCTGCCACGCTTTTTTGTTCCATCGGGCCTGATAACTTTTGTTTCAGGTTTAATAACCTTGCGCTCCATGAGCGGGATATATTCAGATGCTAACTCCGCTTTAATCATTTCGTTGGCTCTAAAGACAGTCGTATTAACAATTTGACCTTCTTTGCCGTAACTACAATTTATATTTAATTGAATTAGCATTTGAATATAGAGGGGGATTGCTCCCCCCTCATTTTTACAGATTAAACTGCGGCTGTGAATACACCTTTAACGAAAGCCTGTGGGCGATAAACTGCCAAGGCTACACGCTCTTCACCGAGTACTACAACACCATTCTTGATGAACAAGTCAGCGTGCTGTTCTGCGATACGAACAGTTGATTGCTCACGATCATACAAGGATGCTCCTAAGTTCCAGTTACCTAACAAGAACTCACCAGCTTGCATTGCTGTGGACTCATAGACTGGAACACGCCACAAACGAGGCTCGCCGCCGTTAGCAACATTAGCCCAGATATAGTGACCATCATCACCCTTCAACAATTCCATTGCGGCAAAGTCGTTAGGGTTCAAGATGATTCCGTTAGCCAAGTACTCGCTATCAGAAGCCATTGCGATTGCTTTACGGATATGGTCAACCAAGTTGTCGCCAGTTGCAACACCACCTGCGTCTTGAACAGAAGCATTAACCATCAAGCCTTCGAGTTCGCCGCTTGTGCCAGTACCATAAAGAAGCTGTTGATCTTCTTTGAGTGCTAGACCATAAGTCAAACGATTGTCGATTTGGTTACGCAACATAGCCGCATCGTCAAGGATCTGACGGGAAGCGATTACATAGTGAGCCAATGTCTGAACTGGAGTGCTTACCAAGTCATAGGCTAAATCAGATTTAGCTTTAGCGGCCAATTCAGCAGATTGTGGAGCGGCATTATTTGTAAATGTCTCAACAAAATACTCAATAGCGTTAGACTGAGTTGAGCTTACATTCAAGAAATTGCGAATGTGAGCAGTACGATCACCAGTAGGCGAGAAGTACTCAGGCAGGCGCATTGCTTGTGGAGCTGGACCTGTTGCAGTAGTAATATCCTTACGGAACATACCGCCGAGGGTTACAGGGTTTACAGACTTCAAACCACGCTCAGATGCAAACTTGAACTCAGCAGAATCAATAAACTCTTGGCCCAATGATTTAGCGGCTTGTGCGGCTGAACCATAACCAATATGATTAGCTTTCTTTTCCATTGCTTCTAGACGCTCATTTGCAGACTTGATGTCAGAAATAACAGAATCAATACGCTCACCAGTAGCCTTGATTTCTTTAGCTGTTTCAACAGTTGTTTCGCCGTATGCTTTAATTTCAGCAGATTGACGCTCAACTAACGATTTCATCTCTGTAGATGCTTGGTCAAAGTGACCTTTTAGTTCTTTAATATCCATGATATTTTCCTTAATTAATAAAGTTTGTGTTTCGCAAAAGTGCCGAGATCGGCTATGGACTTCATTAAGTCCTCTACCATAAGCGGCTCCTCGTTTTTAGGAGTGAGATCAAGTTCGACCTTCATCTCGGCTCCTGCATCAATGAGTGCTTGTAATTCAGGGAGAATATCAGCCAAGGCTTTCAATTCTTCCTTACTCAGTTTTCCGCCACTAGCTAACTGGCGAATTAACTGAAGATTCTTAACGCCTGTCACTACCGCCATTTCGTTAGCAGGGAAAGTGACTGGGCTAAATTCAAAAAGCTTTACCTCTTTAATCTTGCGTACGCCCATCGTCTCATCCCAAATTGCCTTGCCCTGTGGGATTGAGAATCCAATACTCATACGATCAACCACGCCATCACGCATCAGCTCTAAAGCCTCATCGCCTAAGCGGGTCTTGCTAATCTTGGCCTCGACATAAAGACCTTTAGAGTCCTCAGTCATTACTGTAGGCATACCTAAAGGCAGGTCATGTTGCCATAGAACTTTAATCTGTTTAGTACCATCAGGGCCACGCTCTTGAATGGATTTAGTAAATGCGCCAGCTTCAATAATGTCACCGACCTCATCGACATTGCCAAAAGTTGAGGCGTACCCTTTGAAGGTGCGCTCATCCATATCTACCTGAGAATCGTCAAAGCCTATTGCTTTAATTTCCATGACATTTTCTTTCTTCATCTGTGCCCCAGTGGGATTACTATTAGACGCATTTTGCCCAATTAAATAATTAAATGCAATTATTCTTCAAAGTACAATATTTGGCATCTGCAGTTGATCACGTTTTCCGCACT